AGAGTTTATCGAGTATAAGCAAGCAAACCTGTTTTAGTCCTTGTGAAAAAGTAGATTAAGGAGGAACCATGAACGGATACGCAATTTTCATTCTTTGTCTGGTCAGTCTTATTTTCGGATATGGGCTTGGCATTGACGGAATCGAAGACGAGTGTAAGCAATGCCAGAAGATTTGGAGGAAAAAATGATGCCAATTAAGATTAACAAACTAGAAATTGAAAACGTTAAACGTGTTAAAGCGGTAAAAATCGAGCCTACAGCCAATGGCCTGACAATAGTCGGAGGAAAAAACAACCAAGGGAAAACCTCTGTGATTGATTCCATAGCCTGGGCTTTGGGAGGTGAAAAGTATCGTCCATCTCAAGCCCAGCGGGACGGATCCGTTATCCCGCCATCCCTCCACATCGTTATGAGTAATGGACTGGTCGTTGAGCGTAAGGGCAAAAATAGTGATCTGAAGGTTATTGATCCGAACGGCCAAAAGGGAGGCCAGCAGCTCCTCAATGATTTTGTCGAGCAATTGCCCCTCGACCGCCCGAAGTTTATGCAATCCACAGCTAAGGAGAAAGCCGAAACCCTGCTCAAGATCATTGGCGTGGGGGACAAGCTTTATGAACTAGAAAAGCAGGAGCAAGAAGCATACAATCGCCGCAAAACCATCGGGCAAATTGCTGATCAGAAGAAAAAGTATGCCAAAGAGCAGCCGTATCATCCGGATGCGCCTAAGGAGCCGGTTTCTGCTTCAGAACTGATACGGCAGCAGCAAGATATTCTTGCCACCAATGGTGAGAATCAACGCAAACGGGAAAACCTGCAAAAGCTTATAAATCAGGAAGCCATGATACGAATGCAACTAGATGAACTTTTAATAAAACAAGCAGCTATCCTTGATGATTTAGAGATTGCCAGAAAATCAGCGCTCGATCTGCACGACGAATCCACCGAAGAACTTGAACGCAATATCACCAACATCGAAGAGATCAATCGAAAGGTTCGTGCCAATCTGGACAAGGATAAGGCCGAAGAAGATGCATTGGAATACTCCAATCAATACGCTTCGCTTACCTCACAGATCGAAGCGATTCGGAATGACAAGTTGGATCTATTGAAAAGCGCCGATCTGCCATTGCCTGGTCTGTCGGTAGTTGATGGCGAATTGACTTTTAAAGAGAAGAAATGGGACGGAATGTCCGGATCCGATCAGCTGAAGGTGGCCGTTGCCATCATCCGAAAGCTAAATCCAAATTGCGGTTTCGTTCTGTTGGACAAGTTTGAGGCATTCGATTTAGAAACTTTAAGTGAATTTGGCGAATGGTGTGAATCTGAAGGGTTGCAAGTAATTGCTACAAGGGTGAGTACTGGCCCTGAGTGTTCCATAGTGATTTCTGACGGCTATGTAGTTGGCGAAGAACCTCAAGAAATGAATCAACCAACTTGGAAAGCTGGCGAGTTTTGATATGGGAAATTTTATTGATATAACAGGACAACGATTCGGCAGATTGGTAGTTATTAAACGTTCCGAAAATATTCATGGTCGGGTAGCATGGGAATGTCAATGTGATTGTGGTAACACAAAGGCGGTCACATCTAACGATCTCAAGAGAGGAATTGTACAATCATGCGGCTGCCTTAAACGGGAAATTACTGCCGCCAAAAGTAAGCAGGCCGGAATTGCACGCGGAAAACAACTTACGAAACACGGTCTGCACGGAATACGGCTCTACGGTATATGGAAAGCAATGCGCGAACGCTGTAATAATCCAAATTTGAAAGACTATGAAGATTATGGTGGTAGAGGCATTAGCGTTTGCAAAGAATGGGATGATTTTGGAGTGTTTAATGCATGGGCTATGAACAACGGATATGATACTGACGCACCGTTCGGCAAGTGTACTATTGATCGCATTAATGTGAATCTCGGATATATGCCTAGTAATTGCAGATTTGTCGATATGAACATACAGGCCAATAACAGAAGGCCGAGAAGGAAGGCGATTGTCTAATGGAAATCACCAGAGGAATTGTAAAATCAGCTCAAAAGGTATGCCTGTATGGTCCGGAAGGAATAGGGAAAAGCACTTTTGCTAGCATGTTTCCTAATTCGATCTTTATAGATACCGAGGGCAGTACTAAACATATGGATGTGGCACGAACCAAGCCGAATCCTAGTAGTTGGACCATGTTGTTAGAGCAGATTAAACATTTTAGAGCTAATCCTAATGAATGTAGCACTTTAATAATTGATACCGCAGACTGGGCAGAAAGCCTTTGCAAGGAAGAGATTCTTTCAAAGGCTCAAAAGGATAGCTTATCTAAATTTAGCCATGGCCAAGGTTATGTGATATTAGCTGAAGAATTCGGCAGGTTTTTAAACTTACTGGAAGAGCTAATCGAAAGAGATGTAAACGTTGTAATTACAGCACATGCCCAAATGAGAAAATTTGAGCAACCTGACGAAATGGGCGGTTATGACAGATGGGAACTTAAACTTGAAAAGAAAACAGCTCCATTGCTGAAAGAATGGTCAGATATGGTCCTTTTTGCAAATTACAAAACTTTTGCGGTTAAAGGCGAGGACGAAAGAAAACGAAAAGCTCAGGGTGGAAAGCGTGTCATGTATACCACTCACCACCCATGCTGGGATGCTAAAAATAGACATGATTTGCCTGAAGAATTACCTTTCGAATATAAATCAATCGCGCACTGTATCCCATCACGAAAGGGATCTGCGCCAGTTACACAATCCCAGACACCTATTGATCCTCCCAAGCCTCCGGAACCGGTCCAGGAACAGCAGTTCTTTATGGAAGATCCGAAACCTCCGGAACCGCCTAAACAGGATCCCCCAAAGCAGCAGGTAACAGCCAGCGAACTGCAGGGTATTCCCAAACCATTGGCGGATTTGATGACGGAGAACAATGTTACCGTTTTAGAAATCCAACAAGCCGTCGCGGGCAAAGGTTACTACCCTATAAATACGCCGATTGAGAACTATGACCCAAGTTTCATTGCCGGTGTGTTAGTGGGGGCATGGACGGCAGTGTTCAAGATGATCCAGGACTATCGTGATGATATTCCGTTTTAAAGAAGGTGGAGGCTTGTGAGAGAAATTAAATTTTGCGGAAAGCGCATCGACAACGGTGAATGGGTCTGCGGAGATTTAACCAGATATTCGGAAGAAATGGCGTACATTACCGTAGACCTTATTGAAGGCGAAGTATATGAAGTTTACGCGAAAACAGTCGGCCTATTCACCGGATTAAAAGATAAAAACGGAAAGGACGTATATGAAGGGGATTACCTTTTTGATGGTGTACAAAAATGGCAGGTTGAGTATTCGCTAACTGAATGCGGTTTTCACGCAAAGGATATCAACGCTGAACGCTGCAATATATTCAGCCTTTATCACCTTTGTCATAGGCATAATGACAAAAGAGAAGTTGAAGTCATCGGCAATATTTACGATAATTCGGAACTTATTAAAACTGAGGAGGATAAAAGACTATGAATAACAATCAAGGATATGAACTGGGATGGGATGACCAAATCGAGCATGATGGACAGGATTTCGTAATATTTCCGGAAGGTGACTATAACTTTGAGGTGATTGAATTTGAACGTGGCCGGCATAATGGGAGCGACAAATTGCCGCCCTGCAATAAAGCCACAGTCCACCTAAAAATCCAGGGACCAGAAGGCGTTTCGGTTATCCGACATAATCTATTCCTTCACTCTACAACAGAAGGTATGCTTTGCGCTTTCTTCACCGCAATTGGACAAAGAAAAAAAGGTGAAAAGGTCAGTATGAACTGGAACAAGGTTGTCGGATCCGGCGGTCGGGCCAAGGTCGGAATCCGTAAGTGGAAAAACGATCAAGGCGAAGAAAAAACCTTCAACGAAATTAAGAAGTTTTATGAGCCAGAGGACGGACCACAGAATAGCAATAAAGGCTTTGAGGCTGGGAGGTTTTAGCCATGCAGCTAAGGCCTTATCAGCTAAAAGCTAAGGAAGCAATTCAAAGTGAGTGGCAACAAGGCAAAACTAAAACGCTTCTGGTGTTGCCGACAGGGACCGGGAAAACTATCGTTTTCTCCAAGCTGATTGAGGATTGTGTGCGTGACGGTGAGCGGGTTTTAGTACTTGCTCACCGCGGCGAACTCCTTGACCAGGCAGCCGACAAACTAAGTAAATCTACAGGATTGGGATGTGCGACGGAAAAAGCGGATGAAACCTGTTTAGGGAGTTGGTTCCGGGTTGTTGTCGGATCTGTCCAATCGCTTATGAGGGAGAAAAGGTTAAATCAGTTTCCGGAAGATTACTTCGATACCATTATCGTAGATGAGGCTCACCACTGCATTAGTGACAGCTATCAGCGAGTACTTGGTTATTTCGACCGATCAAAGGTGTTGGGTGTAACGGCCACACCTGACCGGGGAGATATGAAGAACCTAGGACAATATTTTGAAAGCCTGGCCTATGAATACACCTTACCCAAAGCAATCAAAGAAGGCTATTTGTGCCCCATCAAAGCGCAAACCATTCCTTTGAAACTTGACCTAACAGGTGTCGGTTCTCAGGCCGGTGACTTTAAGACTTCCGATTTGGGTACAGCCCTAGATCCATACTTGTACCAGATCGCGGATGAAATGGTTAAGTGCTGCATGGATCGCAAAACAGTGGTGTTTCTACCTCTCATCAAGACCAGCCAGAAGTTCCGCGACATCTTAGAGTCGAAAGGGTTTAGAGCAGCAGAAGTTAACGGCAATAGTGATGACCGGACACAGGTCATTAAGGATTTTGAAGCAGGAAAGTATAATGTGCTCTGCAATTCGATGCTGCTAACTGAAGGGTGGGATTGCCCGGCTGTAGACTGCATTGTGGTGCTAAGACCGACTAAGATCCGCAGCTTATATGCTCAGATGGTAGTACGCGGGACCAGGCTGTTTGATGGTAAAGAATATTTGTTGCTTTTGGATTTCCTCTGGCATACAGAAAAGCACGAACTTTGTCATCCGGCTCACCTTATCTGTGAATCTCCGGAAGTAGCCGAAATAATGACACAAAACATTGAAGAAGCCGGATGCCCGGTTGACATTCAGGAAGCAGAAGTTAAGGCCAAAGAAGATGCAGTTGCCGCAAGGGAAGAAGCCTTGGCCAAACAGCTCCAGGAGATGAAGCATCGCAAACGTAAGCTGGTGGATCCGCTACAGTTTGAAATGAGCATCCAGGCCGAGGATCTAGTCGGATATGTGCCGGCGTTTGGCTGGGAAATGGGGCCACCGTCTGATAAGCAGGTTCAAACTCTTGAGAAACTAGGGATCTTCCCGGATCAAATCGAGAGTGCTGGCAAGGCTACCAAACTTTTAGACAGATTAGGCAAGCGACGCGAGGAAGGGCTGACAACACCAAAGCAGATTCGATTTCTGGAGAGTCGTGGATTTGATCATGTCGGCACATGGCAGTTTGAAACAGCCAAGAAACTTATTGACCGGATCGCTGCCAATGGATGGCGGGTACCGCACGATATTAATCCAGTGGAATACAAGGGGGCGTAAAAGATAGAAGTCCTAATTAAACTGATCAGGATATATAAAATATGAATTTTCTATTCCCTAGGATAGCTTTTGCTAAGTGGTAGTAATTTTGTTTTATTAATTCTTGCTCATTCATAAAAAACACCTCATCTTTCTTTTAATATGATTCCATAAACGTCGATTTTAAGTAATCCTTTTATTCCCTAAAAAAGTCTTATTGATTTATGAGAGGACTAGGGTAAATTCATGAACGACAAGCAATACGACTTACGCGAAATACTGAATCACATAGACCCCTCTATGCTGGATTATCAAGGCTGGGTTAATGTCGGCATGGCCCTAAAGGATGAAGGACTCACTGCAGCAGACTGGGACAAATGGAGCACCCGTGATGTTGGACGATATCACCCGGGAGAATGCTTCAAGAAGTGGGGAAGCTTTAACGGCTCCTCCACTCCAGTCACCGCCGGCACTATCGTTCAGTTTGCCAAAGACCAAGGATGGCGTCCGGAAAGAGAAAGCTATGAACTGGGATGGGATGACATCATCGGCAGCAAGGATGATCTTGTGGTTATTAATAAGAACTGGGTAGAAGGCAAAGAAGTTATTGAACCGGAGAAATGGGATTCTGCTGCTCAGCTAGTCAAATATCTCGAAATATTATTCGAGGCTTCCGAAAATGTTGGTTATGTCACAGAAAGCTGGGAAAAGGACGGGAAGTATTTACCGACAAAAGGCTGCTGGGATCGGACGGCCGGCGAACTCATTCAGCAGCTCAACCGGTGCAATGGTGATATTGGATCTGTTATAGGCGATTGCAAGTCTACTGCGGG